GGAGCCGCTGCCGGAGCAGTCGGGTTGCCTGCGGGTGCAGACCCTTGATCGTCACTCATCACGGAAATCCTCTTGCAGATTGGTCAAGGTTCGTTCGTCCAGGTGCAGCGCCTCGACAATCATCTGCACCGTCTCTTGGCGACCGACCATTCGGCCCACCTCGAACATATCCGTAGCGCCAGACTTATCTGCAGCGACCGGCGGCTTGCCGTACTTTGCGAACCGCTTCAGGTGCGCCAGCACGATCTGAGCATCCTCGCTCAACCCGTTCGGCGTCGTGAAAAGCCGCTTGTAGGCGCGGGATCGGTGCAGCACTCGGCGCACCCGGGAACGAACCAGCGTGGCAAATGAGGGCATCACAAGTCCTTGATGTTAGGGATGATCAACGGCTTCCATTGCTTGTGATGCTCGCCGCCGCACTTGACGACGCCCTCGAGCAGCCCGTTGACCGAAGGGTGAGCGCAACCATAGCCCCATCCGTTCCAAGGGCAACACCATACGCAGCTGCGGCACTTCTCCGATACCTGCCATTGATCGCGTGTTTCCATCAGAGCAAGAACATCTTCATATCGCTTGCCCCCGAAAGTAAGCCTCGCCGCCCTGCACCACGCAAAGCTCGGGCTCCAACAGTTTGCCATTGCTGAATGTCAGCACCGCGAAACCCGACGCCCAGTTGAGAGGCCCGGCCTCCGTGTAGCCGAACTGAGGGCCGTTCGGCTCGGCGAGGGTGCCGGTGTCCACCCCGTAGCGCCGGCCCCTGTAATCGCCCCAAGGTGTCACCTGGAGCTTGTGCAAGTGCCCGTGCACATAGTGGACGCCCGACCGCAGCGTCGAGTTGTACGCGGAGTGCACACCGCCCGACACCGGCCGGTGCCGGATCGTCGTCCAGGCGCTGCTCTGGTTGATGTGCAGCGCCCAGCCGGCGCGCCACCGCGGCAGGTAGTCGATCAGCGTGCTGCCGGTCATCTCCTCGAGGTCGGGAGCGTGCGCCGACAGGTAGTTCTCGAATCTGGCGTCGTGGTTGCCGATCGTGCGGATGAGCTGCGCCATGCCGGCCGCCCGCTCCAGCTCGGCGCACCGATCCTGCACCGCGGCAATCTCGTCCTTTAGCTCGGGCAGCTTCTCCCACATGATGCGGGCGTGCCGGCTCACTCGGGCACCGTCGAGCACGTCACCGTTCAGCACGACCGCTTCCGGCTTGAGCTTCTTGGCGAGCTTGCACAGCGCCTGGTGCGCGACCGTGACGACGCCCGGCCAGTAGTGGCAGTCGGACGCGACCAGCACCACGCCGTTGATGATTTCGAGCGTCATGTCCCGCTCGTACTTTCGCGCCCGATCGCGGGCGGTCTGCGTCAATCGCCTTCCGACCGCGTTGGTGTCACCTTCAGCGGTCGGGCTTTGCTCAACGTCAGATTCCAGCGAGATCCCGAGCTTTGCTTCAAGGCGGCGCCGGCGGTCGTAAACGTTGCGCTGACTCAGCTGCAAGTGCTTTGCCACCTTGATCGGCGATCGGAGCCGCCGCCACGTTTCGATGAATTCATCGTTGTCGATCATTTTCGGCATGGGTCATGTCTCGCGGGTGATCGTCACGCCGAGCGCGGTTCTGCGCCGGCGTGTTTCGACGTCGTCTCGCATCGCGCGCCACTCAAGGTGACCGTCAACGAGCCGGATTTCTTCCTTGTGTACAAGACCGCAGTCGCAGCATTCGGTGTGAGTGTAGCCGCGGATGCGGTACCACTTACCGTCTTCGATCTGCACCACCGGCATTTTTTTCGGCATCAGAACAGTCGGGCCTCCGCAGCCCGCCTCCTTACCAGCCCCGGAAGAACCTTGCCGCCTCCGCGAATCCACTTGCCGAGCTGCACCTTTGCACCGTTCCAGTCCTGCGCGTCGATCCGTCTCCGCAGCGTGCTTGCCCGATACCGCCCAACGCCCAGGTTGTATGCAAAATCGGTCATCGCCGCCAGTGCGCCAGCGTTCCCGGCGAGCGTAGGCGACGCCTTCAGCACCCCGGCACCGTGGTTGTGCCTCAACTCATGCAGCAACCAACTCTCTGCCTCTGCCTTGGTGATCGGCGGGTGATCCTGCGTCACTCGTGTACCGTCCGGCTTGAAAACCGTGCCGTAACCGATCGTCCAGCACCCGGCAGGGCAGATGTATGGCCTCGACCTGAACCCTTCAAAGTGCTTGCAGATTGGCGCGGCGATCTCTACCGCGTCATCGAGTACGCTCATAGACTCTGCCGACAAACCAAAAACTGAGGATCATGTTCAGCACCGCCATGTCGTCCTCGGCCCACATATTCAGCAGGACTTCCTTCCAGTCGCCGCCCTGCTCGAGCGCAATAGTGAACGTGGCGATCTTCACCGCCGCGTAGGCAATCACAAAGAGGTACGTCACGAACGGCCGCACCAGCGCGGAGATCGCCGCCACTACCTTGCCGGCAGCCTGCGCGGTCGCGCTCTGCTCCTTGAATGCCTCGCCGATCGCCTCGACTTCGGCCATCGTCATCTGCGCCTCGGTCTGGCGCATCGCGATCTCGCCCTTCACCTGGGCGAACCGCATCTCGGCATCGATCATGGCGAGCTCATGCACACGCTCGTTCTTGCGGTCGAAGAACTTCAGCGCCTCCGGGGCAAGCCGCAGCAGGCCACCGAACACGCCACCGAGCAGCGCCTCCATCAGAGTAGCCCAACCGCTTTGGCGACAAATGCCGCCATCGCACAGACCGCCGCGGTCACCGCACGATCAACCCACTTGGCCGCCTCGGCATTCTCCGGCACCGACTGCTCGATCTTCTCTAGCCGGCGCTCCACCCGCTCAATGGCTTGGAATGCGCGCTCGAGCGCCTCAGCCGTCTGGACTTGGCTTTGCTCCACCAGCGCGAGCTTGGTGATCGCGTCGGAGAGCTTGCCGAGAGCGGTCTTGATCTCGCCAACGTCCTCATGCAGTAGGTTAAACCGAACCGCCAGAATGTCCGTATCGTTCGCCATGCGTTAAATCCCCGGGATAGCTCGGCGCGGTGCCGACGCAGCGATCTGCTCGGCCTTGGCAAATCTCTCAGCGGCCTGTCCTGCAAGCGGAGCCGCGGCCAGAAGCTGCTGCATCTGAGCGGCCTCCTGTGCTGCGGCGTCCATCGCCTCAAGCTCCTCGTCCGTGCGCAGCGCCTTGGCCGGTACGTTGTTCGCCTCGGCGATCACCTTCACCGCTTGGTCGGCGTTGATGCGCCGCAACACCGACATGTCGCCAGACGCCTGCGCGACCGGCAGGATCGCCTCGATGGTGCGCAGGATGCCGGCGGCTTCCTCGGCACGCATCAGCCGAGCGAGGGGGCCGGTGTACTTCGGCAGCACCTCACCACCGCTCATGACGTAGTCCATGAGTTGCGGGGGCGGCAGCGGCAATGCGCCGGCTGTAGACAGCAGGTCAAGTTCGCGCTCGATGATCGGCCCGAGGAATTCAGACTGCTGGCGTCCCATCGTCGGCCCGAGCAGTGCGCCCTTCTCCTGCGCACGCTGCATGACCTCGGTCGCCGTCATCACCCGCGGGCTTTCGACGAGGATCTGGAACAACGTGACGAGGAACGAATCGTTCACCGCCTTGCGCTTCTGGTCGGACATCTCGATGCCGATCGGCAGATTGCCACCGGCCATCAGCGGCTGCACGAGCGGGGTTCCATCCTCGCGGAGATACCCGTAGTTGAGCGCATTCGGGCGCACGCTGAAGGCATTCAACGCGCCTTCCTCGGACAGGATCAGCGGCGGATCTACCATGCGGTGCGCCATGCGGAGCATGGTCTTTTCCATCTCCTGCAGACTCTTGATGTCGGCCAGCGCCTCCATCGCAGGGCTGCGACCGTAAATCTCACGCGGCCCGGTGACGTAGCGTCCGACGGCGTAGGGCATCGTTCGATAACCGGAGTCATCCAGCAGCACCTCGCCTTCACGCGAGACGTACCGCGACATGTACCGCATGCCTTCAGCACCAGCCATGCCCTCGCGATAATCGCCGTTCGGCTTGACGCAATGCACGAACTCGAACATGTCGTTGCCACGCGATGCTGCAGCCGACTTGATGCCGCGAGGCAGCTTTGCCTCCCATCCCGGGATCTGCATGGCCTGTCGCGCCGTGAGCTGAAAGCACCGGTATACCGTATCGACCCGGCCCACATGGTCAAGGTCGATGACTAACTCAGAAAGCGCGATCGCACGGTAGCGCAGCGTCACGCCGGGAATCTCGTCGATGAACAGCGCAGAGGTGCCGAACGCCCCGAGGCTCATGTAGCACTCGAAAGCCTGACTCGCAAAGTTCGCCGTCGGCGCGTATCGCTGCCGGAACAGCATGTCGCGAATCGCATCGCACCAGCGTTGCACCGCGACGTTATCGTCAAGCTCGGGAATGCCGGTATGCAGTCCGTGCCAGACCTGCGTGGCCGGCGTCAGCATCGAATCCATCGCAGCGGCAAACCGCGGCAGAGCACGCTGCGCCGTCGAGTCGAAGATCTTCTCTGACCGCTTCTCACCCGGCGTGCGCCAGCCTGTCATCTCGGCCAGACTCGGCCATACGCGCTCGGCGACTTCCTGCCAGTGCTGCTCCCAAGTGCCGCGAGCACCCTTCAGCCGGTCATAGCCTTGCAGGACATCATATGCGCGTGAGTCTGCCATGGCTTACCTCAGCGGAAACGCCGCAGTCGGCGCGGTAAAGTTGGCGGTGTAGCGGGCAATCCCGTTGGTGATGCGGAGGTCGTCGATGTAGCCGTTCAATGGAAGCGGGGAAGCCGCGCCTTGCCCATCGCCAACTCGCAATGGAAGCGTAGAGTCAAGCGAAGGGGTTCCAGTAAACGTGGAACCAATCTGTGTTCCGTTTAAAAACAGCCTAATCGCGCCGGATTGCCCAGAAACAGCAAGGTGGTACCAAGTTCCTGTTGCCGCAGGGGTTGATGTAGATATGTCAGGCGTGTCGCCTGTAGCCCAAAACGCAAAATTGCCACTAGAAATTCCAAGACCCCATCCAATGGAATTATTTTGATAGTTGCTTAAAGCGTATTGAGTTCCGCTTGCATTGTTAAAATAAATCCAAAGTTCAGCCGTAAATGGCCCTGAACCAAAATTTGCCGTTAGCACGTTTTGCAACGGCAGATAATCCCCCGTCCCATCGAACGCAATGGACGCCCCGCCCCACTTGCTCTGTGCCGTGCTGATCTGCGCATTGCCTACGGTCTCAAGGTCGTTTTTGGCAGTCGCGTCAAGGACACCTGCGTTGGTGA